TGGGTTTGCGGACTTGGAGTTATTGTTTGATCAGTTGGAGAAGTACATAGTGAAGTATGTGCAAAACTTGACGGACGTGGATACAAAGCAGGTGTTGATAGACTTCCGCGCGGAGCAGATTTCGAAGGGTAAGAATGTTGATGACTTGGAGGATATTGAGAGTATGAGCGACGATGAGAAGCGCAAGAAGTACATTGAGTTTCTGGAGAAGACGGGCTCAGTATTTTTGGAGTACGGAATAAAAGGGGAAGCGTAATAAGTGAATTAAAAAAGATATGGGAGGAGTTGGTAAATGAAGTTATTTGAAAGTAAAAAGACCGGGAAGAAGTTAGCAGCGCTTCCCGGTTTTGAGAGTTTTTACGCTAAGCCTATAAAGCTTATTGATCCGGGGCATATTTACTATCATGATGATGGCAGAGTATTTACTTCGGTGAGTGCTTTTATCAGCAAGTTTAAGAGCGACTTTGATCGTGATGGTATGAGTACAGGAACGGCAAGAAAGCGATTAAAGGAAAGGCTTGAGCGGGAGCCTACTTTCGAAGAAATTCAGGAAGAGAAGGTAATTGTTTTAGCTGAATGGGATCATAAAGCTGTACGATCGCAGGATCATGGAACTGACATTCATAAGTTTTTGGAAGATTATGCTAAAGGTATAATGCCAAAAACAAAGAAGCAGTTAGACCTTTGCGAAAGGATATATAAGTTATCGGAAGATTGTCATGAGCGACATTTGGAAAAAACAGTGCATCTTGAAGAGATAGAAGTGGCCGGGACGGGAGATAAGTTCTTGTTAAGGAATAATAGTCGGAAACCGGTTGTTGACATACGTGATTATAAGACGAACCTTGAAAAAGGAATTGAGTTTTATAGCAAATATGGAAATAGGATGAAGGGTCCGTTAAGCCATTTGGAGTGTTGCAACTACAATCATTACTGTTTGCAAATGAGTATTTATATGTACTTTGTAGAAAAGACGTATGGCTTTGAGCCGGGAAATTTGGCTATAGAGTTTATTAGTCCTGATTATGAAGTAACGGTTATTCCTTGTGCTTACATGAGACATGAAGTAGAAGCTATGATTTTATATTACAAAGAGAAGTACTATATTCACTCATCAAAGAAAAACATAGTGCCGGCGGCAGACAACGATGACGATATAGATGTAGAAGAACTATTTAAAAGCTAAAATCATGCAAGAGTGGAAAGTGTTAAAATATCTACACCTCCCTGAAAACAGAGGACTGATAAGCGTATCAGAAGCAGTTGCGCATCCAAGAACAGTGTTTTACATTAGTCGTTTACATGAACGGCTGAAAGGAGTTAATTATCCCGGGTGGGACGAAAATCAAAAAGCAGTAATCAACAATATAAAAAGAACCAGTAATGGCAACAACTAAAAACAAAATGAACATTTTAGTATCGTACATGTGCGAAAATGAAATGTATCACGGCACCAAGAATAAAAAGAAACCACAAGTAAGCCGTGCTGACATGAAAGAAATAGTGGGAATTATGTCAGATTTAGTGGTTAAACAACCTGAAGCTATATCTTTGTTAATCCAGAATGGATTAAAACGACAAGCTAAAAGAAAAAAATAATGGCAGACTTGCTATTTAAAATTGATGCTCAGTCAGGGCTGTTACTCCATCCGGAAGTAATACCCTTGACTGAGCATTTAAAAAAACTCGATCGCCGAACGATTGTTTATATTGTAATGGCTTACGATTATGAAAGCCCGTACAAGCAATTTCCTGAACAAGAACGAATTAAAAAAGCAAAACTTCGATGCTATGGTGACACTTCTATTGTGTTTAAAGATGAAAAGCTTGTTGAAAAGGCTGTTGAGGAATACCGTTCTTTACAGTATAATGTCTATCATGAAGCCATCAGGACGTACACGCAAAAGATTGAGAACATCAATATTCTCATAAACAGCGAATTAGATCCTAATAAGCTTCAGAATTACATGAACGCCCAGGATAAGCTTGAAGAGCGTATCGATAAAACTTGGGAACGATTAAACAAGACTGAAGAAGAGTCAAGAATGAAGGGAGACGTTAAACTCTCCATGATTGAAAAATGGCAAATTAACAGACGAAACTTTTTAAAAGACCAACAGCGCATCCAAGCAGCGGCGGCGCTGGAAGGTGAAATAAAAATTGAGTAATGGCAGAGATTCAATATGCAAAGTATATTCCTCGGATAAAGCCACGCGGTTTTTGCCCGAATCCAATAGCCAAATATGGCATTCCAAAAGAAGCCGATTCTGTATTAAACAGAAACGTTATTGGAACGGTAGCGCATGAACAGTTTTGGGAAGAGCAGTTTCATTATTTGGATGTTGGATATACTACTGCAGGTGTTTGGATTCCTCCACGTTATTATTGGTGGCTAAATTTTTGGCCGGTAGCAACTGTCGGTAGAGGGTTGCACTTACCTGATCCTATCGATTGCGATATGGAAAAGTATGAAACCATGTATTATGCTAAGAAAGAAGGATACGGCTTAATTATTCCAAAGAAGCGTCGTGCCGGACTTTCTGAGCAAACAGGATCAGATATTAACTGTGAACTTCGAAGAAGACCCGAAGCCTATAAAGCGGGTATTATAGCTGGATTAAGTAAATACTCTGAAGAGGTAATGCTTAAAGTGCTGAAGGGAAATCCAAACTTGCCTCCTGAACTTAGGCTTAATACACTGATCAATACCGTTGATGAATTAAAAGCCGGTTGGGTAGAAAAAACAGAACAAGGCTGGATTGAAAATGGTAGTCAAAACTCCGTAATAGCAAAAACAGTGTTTAATAATCCTGCAGTAATGAAAGGGTCATTGTTAGATGATTGTTATTTTGAGGAATCCGGAGAAAACAAATGGCTTATTGAAGCTTATAACGCCGCTAAAAAATGTTTTTATGACGGTGACAGAATGATTGGAACGCCTGTTGTTTATGGTACCGGTGGTAAAATCAGCGGTGGATCAGGTGACTTTTTAGAGATGTGGAGTGAAGCAGAAGCTTACAAGCTTATCAGATTACGTATTTATGGCGATCGTAAGCGTAAACCTTTCTATGTAGGAGCTACAGGCTCAGATGGAAGGGTTAACCATATAGTGCCAAATATCATGAAATTGGCTGTTGAGAATAATTACGACATGACGCAAATCATAGGTTGTGAAGATACTGAACATGCCACCATGACCATTTTAGCTGATCAAGCTGAAAAGCTTAAAATGAAAAACAAGAAGCCTTATTGGGAATCAAAGCAAGATGATCCAATAGACGACTCTGACGTTTTCATGAAATATGGAGTTAATGATTACGATGCTGAACTTTTGGTTAAGCAAAAGATGAAAATCTTATCTAACCCTCAGCTTGTAAATCGATATAAACTTGAATGGAAAACAGATCCAAAAACAGGAGTTGTTGTTCGTCCATTGCAAGTTAAGTATTCACTTATTCCGGAAGATGAAAATCCGGACGACTGGGTTTGGATTGATCAATTACCTATTCATGGATTAAGAGGTGCATTTAAAGCCGGGCTTGATGGTTACGATATTGATAAATCAAATAGTTCAAAATCATTGGGATCAATGGTTGTATTGGGTTCAGCACCACACCCAAAAATTGTTCAAGGAAAACCATATGCGCTAATACGCTGCAGACCAAAAAGAAAAGAACGCTTTTATGAATTATGCGCTATGCTATCAGTAATGTATAATTTACATCAGTCTGTAATGGCTGATGCTCGTTCACCATTAGTTATTGATTGGTTTATCAAAAATGGATTTGAAGGAATGCTGGCACCTCGTCCGGATGCATTCGATTCAATAAATTCTGAAATGAATCACAAATATGGCTTTAAAGCAACTACCTTTACAAAGCCGCAAATGATTGCCTTGAATCAATCATGGGTTGTTGATAGTATGGAATCGTGCAATATGCTTGACATTGTACGTGACTTTCAGGATTGTGATGTTGAGCAAACCGATAGCGACTGGGATTCGCATGATGCCGTAGGCTTAGCAAACATTTGTCGAATATGTTTTCCTGCAATTATTCATGATGATAGTGAGCATGAAGAATATGATCCATTTGAATTAGTTAAATGGGAAAGAAATAGCAATGGAGAATTATTTTCTGACAATGCAATAAATCTAAAACAAAACATGGATTATTACGGTGAAGAAGACTCAGATTATGACAATGCTTATGTTGTAGAATCGTTATTTCATCGAAATCAACTATTTTAGCACTTATGGAATTAGAAGCAACCAATGCCACCCTTTGGCCCAAGCCTGATACGCCTGTATCAGAGCAGAAAAGTAGAGCAAACGACTGCATTGACTATGCTGTTGCTCGATGGAGAAGGAAACGACTTGCGACGCTAAAACGAATTAAAAGTATTCGTGATAGCTATAATGGTATAGTAAATCAAGGCTTTCAACAAATGATGGACTCCCAATATGGAGTTGAATTAAAAATCAAATACGTTGATTACCGGATTTCAAAAAACAAAATTGACACTTTAACGGGTGAGTTTATTCAGCGCCCGCTTAATTATACATTACAAGCGGTTAATGAAGATGCTATAAACGAAAGGATATCGCGTCACAACTTTTTAACCGGTGTATGGCATGCAAAAAGAAAAGGAGAAGTTAAGCGTTTAGACGAAATAGGGTTAAATACATTTGAAGGGCTTAATGTTCCTGAAGATGCTAAAAGCCCTGAAGAACTGCCTACGCACAATGCAGCTTTAGAAGCTGAAGTGTATATGCAAAAAATGATTCGTCACCAATTTGAGCAGAAGTATTTAATGACAAAACTATATTCCTCATTTCAGGATGTAGCTTTTGTTTCCGAAGCTCACTTTTACACTGACTTAGATGTTTTTGGTGACACCATAAACGAGCGTATATTGCCTGAAAATGCTTTGTTTGAAGAAATCGAAGGTGATGATTATGTAGAGAAAAGCCCGTATCATGGTCGTCGTATATTAATGACTGAGCAACAAGTAATTCAAACCTTTGACCTTACTGATGATGAAAGGGCAGAAATTCGAAACTTGTTTTATCGAGGTATTGAAATTCTTGATGCCGGCTTAATTAAGCACGGAGTAAATCAAGAGCTTGTTATGGAGGTGTTTCATCTTGAATGGACATTCCTTGAGCCTCATTATATTAAACGTTCGTATGGTGAAGATGGTCAATTGCATGAAATCAATTTTTCAAGTGCATACTACGAAAAGAATCAAAAGAAAATTTCTAGAGACGTAAAAAATAATAAGTACGAGCTTGAAATAAAATACAAAGAAAGACTTTGGGAAAATTACCGTATTGGTAAAACCATTTACAAAAAAGCGGGACCAAAGAAAAACTGCATGGGATCGGTAGACGAACCATATCATGCAAAATCAGGTTATACAAGCTTGCTTTTTAATACTCAAAATGGACTTCGTGTTTCAGTTTATGAAACAATGGAGGAAATCAAACTTCAGTACAACCTTGCCAGATGGCAGTTAAACAGGGAACTTTCGAAAGCAAAGGGAACTGTTTTTACTTACGACAGAGCAATGCTCCCTCGCGGAAGAAAGGGAAAGCCGGTAAGCGTAAATGAAGTATTGAGTAAAATGATCAATGACGGATTTATCGATTATAACTCAGCGGGAGAAGGCAATCTTTCAGGAAGGAATATCAATCCTAAAGACGCCATTCAAATGATTGATTTAACGCCATCGAGTAACTTAAATACACTTGTTCAGATTTGCATTAACCTTGAAAATCTACTTGAAAAGATTTCTCCGGTTAATGATAATCGTCAAGGACAAACAGCGGCCAGTGAAACAGCTACTAATGCACAGTCAGATTTAATGACAAGCAGAACTGTTACTGAGCCAATGTTTTATTTTTATGATAAGTTCGTAGAACAGATTCTTATTAAAAATTGCGAGTATACAAAGATAAGTTGGTTGCTATTCCCTGAAAAAGCGGTTAAAATTATTGGACAAGCCGGATCAGACTTTATTGAAAAGATTGCTGACATGTCCTGGACTGATTGGAATTGTAAAGTTATCAATTCCCGTAAGGAAGAGTACATTAAGAAGATCATGGAAACTTTCTTAAATACTTCATTGAACAAAGGAGAAATACCTACTCAGGCGGCAATGAAAGCTATGATGAAAGATACCATGAGTGAAATGCATGCGGCTATTGAAGAAGGATGGCAAATAAACAAATCTATTCTTCAGCAAACGGAATCAGCTAAAATGATGCAGATTATTGAGCAAGAGAAACAACGCATTGCCCGTGAAGATTTCATACGCGAAGATGAACAGGCTCATGAAATTGAACTTGCAAAAATTCAAGCCGGTATTAAAGTTGCTCAGCAAGCACAAATTGACGCAAATAAAAAAGAGCTTATTAAACAACAAGCAGCAGTACAATAATGTTGTATAAAGAGAATTTTACGCTACAAACCAAGCCTACTACCGAAAAAGCTAAGTATGGTGTTGAATGTTACGTTACCTCATTAGGTGAAGTATACAAACAGATCGCTATGCCAATCGGTAGTACCTGGGTTTATATTGCACATAGAGAGCTTAAAACTTCTGACATTGTTGAGACAGATACAAAAAAATACAATCAAACTTCCAATAAAAATATATCCGATGCGGATATAGGTGTTGATCCACAAACGGGTCAACCATTTCTGCAAGACTTGTTTACTGAAGAACAAAATTTTGAAAATGACGGAACGAAGTCATATAAGATAACTGTTGACAAAAAAGGAAGGATAAAAGCTATTTCACAAGTTAGCGTTTCTGGTGGAGGTTCTTATACCGATGAACAAGCTCAGGATGCTGTAGGTGCAATACTTGATAATGGAACAGTAGGAGACATTGAACTTATTTATGATGATGCTTTAGGACTTATATCAGGTAATTTATTAAAAATTGGAGGTGTAGCTATTACATTAACAGGTGCTTCAATAATGACTATAGCAAGTATTTCAGCTTTAGTTTCATCTTTGAGTCTTGTTGCAAACGATATTACAAATGCTACCGTTGCAGGGAAATCAATTTTAACAGCTACGGATATTGATGCTGTAGTTACATTATTAGCTTTAGTTTCTACGGACATTACTGATAGCACTTCTATTGGAAGATCGGTATTAACAGGAGCGTCTGCCGCGGCAATACGGTCTATATTATCAGCTCAGTTAACCGATGCTGACTTAGATGCTATCGCCGCATTAACTCCCGCTAACGATGATTTTATTCAGCGTAAAGCCGGAGCATGGACAAACAGAACTATAGACAATGTTATTGATGATGTAGCTTCAGGTTTCTTTTCATACAAAAGAAGTGGTAAATGGTATCATCAAGGAATAAACATGACCGGATTAGGTACCACTTCAACAATTAACAATACTTCGACAGTAACAATGTCTTTATTGATAATTGAAAAAAGCACAACAATTACCGATATTGCAATAGAGGTTACAACAGCGTTAGCGGGAGCCTCTTTATATTATGGATTATACAAAGTAGATTATCCAACTTGGACGACAGGAGCATTAGTTGTTAGTGCTTCAGGTGTTTCCGGAGCAACAACAGGAGTGAAAACTGTTACATTAGGTTCAGCGACAACATTATCTCGCGGAATATATTTAACAGCAGTTAGTCACAATGGAGCAGGCTCTATGACATTTAGAAGTTTAGCTGTTGGTGCAATGGCATTAATAGGAGCAACAGCAGCATCGGCATTTCAGGCTGGTATTTATCTTGGAGCAAGAGCATCAGGAGGTGCATTACCAAGTAATTTATCAGGATATACCTCTTTAACAGAAACAAATACAACAACAACACCTGTATTTTGGTATAAAGTTCAGTAAAATGAGACGTGAATATTATAAGAAAAAAGAAGACGGATCTATTGTATTTGATTATGCAATAGAAGATGGAATTGTTGAAGAGCTAAAAGAAGGCGAGGTTGTTTTAGTTCCAACATCCGGGGGAGCAAGGAAAACAGTAAACACTTCATATGCTGGACAATTCATAACTTTACAACGCGAACAAACATCAACATCTAATATGGGAAACATTGCTATATTAAATGTAATAGATGGACAAAGTTTTGAAATTAGAAGTACTAACGCTTCTGATGCTGGAACAATAAGGTGGAAATTAATTGAAGAATAATCATGGAAAAATCAAAGAAATTACCAAAACGTAAAATGACATCAGTGCTTTCAAAAAGCAAGGATTGGGATGATCGACCATCTATGTCATTTACTGAAAAAGAAGTTCCTGCAGCTAAGGGACTTGCTTTAAAAGAAAAGATCATTGTAGAAATGGAGCTTGAGTTAGTAGCTACAAGGATTGAAGATTTTGGATCAAACAAAGGTCAATCAACATACAATTTTAAAGTATGCGGTATTAAAGGAGATAAAGCAACTGTTGCTGAAGAAAAATCAGAACAACCTAAATAACAAAAATCATGTACTACAAATTCTATCGTAAAAACGATCCCGGAAACGGAGAACCAGGAGGAGCCCCTCAACCAAAAGTAATTATTCCTGTCGATCCTGACGAAATGTTTGAAAAAGCTAAAGTCGGAGATTTTTCAGGACCGCCTAAGCCTGATCCAAATCAAGTTGAAGGAGCAGACTTATCTGAGCTTGACGATAAATTAGCAAAAGCTAAACCAATTGTCAAAGAAGAAGAGATTAATGAAACAACTGGAAAGCCAAAAGGCGAAAATACAGATGATGAACCCGGCGATGATGATGGTGTATTAAAATTAGAACCCAGCGCTGATGACCTTGAAGAAGAAATTCAATGGTCTGGTCTTGCTAAAGAGCTTGAAATTGGAGAACTTAAAGCTGAAACATATGAAGATTTTGTAGAAAAGTTTAAAGAATATCGTGATTCTTTAACTGATCCTACATACGTAAATCTTGATGCTATCAAGACAAAGTTTGGAGAAGAAGCACACAATGTTCTTGTTGCTTTACAGGAAGGAGATTCATCTTTCTTTAATATAGCTGAAGTAGTTCAGCCATATTATGATGTTGCGGCAATGGAGCCCGAAGAAATGATTCGTGCTGTTCAGACAGCAAACAAAAAGTCTGAAGCATGGATTAATAAATACATCGACGAATTAAAAGAAGATGGAAAACTTGAAACTGAAGCAGAAGTAATCAGATCAAGAGCTATTCAAAGAGCCGGAGAGCTATTTGAAGAAAACGCAAATAAATTGAGAAATTTTGCAAATTCAACAATTACTAATAAATTAGCAGCCGAGAAATCTGAAAGAGAATTAATCGCCAAAGAAATACAGCAACGCAGTGAGTTCTTAGGATTAAAACTTGATCAGAAGGCAAGAGATCTTATCGCCAAACGAGTTAATGAAGGTTATTACAGCAAAGCAGTAAATGACGCAAAACTCAAAGCTGATATTATCATCCAAAAGGAGTTCGGCCAGAAAGCAATTGAGGCACTCCAAAAAAGGAATCAAAGCGCTGGTGTAAAGGCGTATCAAAAAGGGTTACATAATTTGGATGATGCTAAATCTCAAGCCGCTAAAAAATCAGGTTCTGCCAGTGGAGGAGGAGAACAGCCTGAAGTAGGTTCCGGATTCGGAGCAATCAGAACAAAAGGAGCTACTGAGGTTGTGAGAGCTTAAAATTTCACCCTCAATCTTTTAGAACAAAATGTCACTACAAATTGTTACCACCCAACGTAAGTGGGATCAGACTTGTACAAAGTCTGCCAATCTTACAGAAAATCAAATTTCTCGCCCTGAGATTCGCGACGTTATCATGTACGCGGAACCTCGTATGTTATCAACATTAATTGCTGCAGGCGTTGAATCGTCTTGGCAAACTGTTGGTACAGTAGCAAAAACAAAAATCGGTGTAATCCCTAAAGACAAGCTGATCGGTTCAAATGCGTACATCTACGAAGTAATGACTCGTATTCAACGCAATACTGAAATCCTTGGTCAAGTAGGAACATCGGGAGCTGACGGATCATTCCGTTTACGCTTAAAAGATAACATCTTCTACCCGGGGATGAATACTCAATTCCACAATGATTCGTTCTCGGCTCGTTGTATGTCTGTTGGTGTACCTTCTACTACTGCTGGCGGTGGTTGGGTATTTGAGTTTAAAACCAACAATGGTCACGTATTCGATTATTCATTAGACGTTGCTCCGCAGCCAGGTGTTAAAACTTGCTTCGGTGGTAACACTTCTTATGAAGAAGGATCAAAACGTGGTTACAGCTATTCATTCTTTGGCGACAAATACGTAAACCATTTAACTACTCAACGTAAATCTATCGGAAT